TTTCATTGCACAAAGCATTTAAATTCTTCTTCGCTTCGATTTTGTCCATACGCAGCTCACTTATGTTTATTTAGCCGACGAGCAATAAGGCGTTTTTTCTTTTGACTTAACTTGTTTGGTTTGCCTTTATTTTGTTTTGACTTAAATGCAAATGGTGACACCTCTCCACCCATGGCAGAAATAGCACTCAATGTTCCAAAATTAGGTTTAAACGCCATCATTCCAGTAGCTGCTGCTAACAACACCCGACTCATTCGCATTTCTTATTCTCCAAAAAAGAAAACCCCGCAATCGCAGGGCTACAAACACTTAATCTTTCCACACTTTCTGCATTCTTTGATTGGGTCTTCGTTGTAATCCAATTCATATTCCCAAACATGGAAGCAGAAGATTCGCTGAATTATTCGGAGCATGTGAACCTCCAAAAAGCAAAAAGCCCACGATTAAGTGAGCTTTGATGTGTTGGTCTTCGGAAATCCGTAATACGACCAGTATAGGAAAACATTACCTTAAATCCGTTTAGCTGTCAATTGTTTAGCTTTTTTCGGTATTGCCCCACATAGAAATCGATTTCATCTTCCATGTCTTTAAGAATTATATCGACCATTGCACCAAGGTATGCATAGTTCTTACTGTAAGTGTCTGCCTTAATCTCAGTAATGCCACAAAATTTTAACTGACCTTGTAGTGTTCGGTCTTCCTTAATCCATGGTCGTAGTAAAAAGAATACTTGCATGCGGGCAACCTTCGTACAAAACAATTGAAGGTCAAAGTGATGGCGCTGGCGCTCTTTACTTGCCGCCTCGTGTAGGATTTCACCGATATGCTCTACAAGCGTCTTGAATGCCTGTGTTGTATCTCGTGAATCACCCCATACCAAGATTTCGCAATATGCCTTAGTTGCCTCATCTTCAATAGAAGCAATGGCCCCGCAACGCTCTTCCCAAGTAGGCGCTTTCTCTCCTGACGATGCAGTAGTCGTTTCATAGCTTGCCGTTTTAGCTCTCATTTGCTGACCAACCCATTCAAGATTTGATAATTTTTCCGTTACTACTGCATTCATCTCTATCCCCTTAACCGTAAATATGCATAACTGTGATTGCTCCAAGGAGTGCTGTGATTATCAGTGCATGACCTGCACATGCAACCGCACCTTTAGGTGACGACCACAAGATAAAAAACACCAAAAGAACTGCTAAAAATATTTCCATCACGCCACCTTCTTCCCGTTCATTCCCCAGATCAACATGCCTGCATCACGCTGCTCTTGATTGGTTCGCCCTTGCCAACCAGTTATCTTGTTAAACTCATCTGCATTGAGTTTTGATTTAGTAGGCTTCACCAGTAAAACCGCTAGTCCCAATGCTTGTGCTATTTCTGCCAATAAGATGCCTGTCGCATGATTCATTCCAACACGTCTAGCAATCTGCTCGTTCACTTGTCTTGAGTGACCACCACCTACTCGGAAGTTTGCTTTCTTATTTTCCCAACCTGCCTCAATGACAACCTTCTTAATGCTGTCCTGTTCATTTCTGAATAGCTCAATAGTTTCATGAAACGTCATATTTTTGAGTTGAAGATCATTTCCAAGAATGGCAACTCCCGACTTTTGCAAGTCAGGATCAATGCCTATGATGATTTGAGCCTCTTTGAATGTGGTCATTGGTCGCGCTCCTTTGCAGGCCAAGAGAAACCTTTTGACTGCTTACCAATAATCTCTCGATCCCCATTAACTACAGCATCACAGTGAAAGCATTCAGCTTTACCCTCATGGAACATCGTTGTACTGAAATGCCTGCATTCGCCTTTATCGTCTGTGTTTAGATTAGGTGCTCCTCCCCCCTTGAGCGCTTGCTCTGCCACATAAACCCACTCGTGAAATAGGCATCCGTCTTTGTAAAAACGATCTATCTTCTCTAATGCTGTATCAATCCGCTTTTGCAGCCCCTCCACTTTCGCTTGCTGGTGCTCCACTCCAACGTCATAAGCCATATTCATCTTACGTTTTGTTTGCGCAGACTGACCGCTAAATTCCCCGTAGTTCTCTTCCCACCATTTATCAAATGTATCCATCTCAAACATCCCTCGATTTGCAGTTTGGGCTGATGTGGTTTTCTGGCTTGTCTAGGGTTTCGCAGTCAATGCGGTGGCCTGCTGCTATTTCTTCGGGCTCTGCTTTACGGATTTTATCTAATGAAAAAATGTATCCTGTTGTTCCATCAGGGTATGAAAGCCAATGCAATTTTAATGCCCCTTCATCTTGACCGTCGTAAGTAAGCACACAAGAACCCTGTATATCTGTGTAAACAACCTTATCCCCGACTTTAAACTCACTCATGGCTAGCTCCTTTTTTCTTCTCAATCATGATCTGACGCACATGCTCTACAACTTCATCAACTGTGTAGTCCATGAATTGATGCATTAGCCCTAGCTCACAAAGCCCTAGATGTATTTTATTAATAGCTTTCTCAAATCTGTCTTTGCGTACCACGTTCCCTTTTTCATCAAATTCACACATGTCAGGTGTAATTCTGCTATCTCGAAATTCAGGCATACGGAGATCCAGTTCAGTTACTTCACGTTTACTCACCCCCGCCTCCGTATATTGATTCGTGGTCGCGTACTGCCTCAATCAACTGCCACTTAAAGAATCGCTTGTCACTGCCTTTGACTTGATATGGCATGTCACTATCTAGATCATCAATCCAAGATTTAGCCTGTTCTAAGTCATCAAATTCATTAATCAAATCCAAAGACTCCACGAGACACTTGAGGTCATTCAATTGCATCAAAGTAGGTAATTGCTTGCGAATGTTTTCACCAAGATTCTTGTTGTGCTCATTAACCCAATGACGACCATCATCAGATACATGTGTCATTTTTGGGTGTAGATGATCGTTGATAAGCTCCTTAGCTCGTTCAACCCCGAACTCACGAATAAACTGTTCTGGTTTCATTATTGTTCTCCGTCACGTTTAGTAATGGCATTGCAGCGTAGTCTTAGTCCTGTATGCCATCCTCGTCTAAGCATTCGTTGGTAGATAGCGTTTGCATGTTTTGTGTCTTCATTACGAAGGCCTTGTACGTACTCTTTACGCAACTTCAATATCTTTGAATAAGGAATACCATCCACTAAAGGCTCTACCGCTTTCACTTCAGGGCGAACTTCTTCCAACAACCCATGACGTCTTAAATTTCCATAAATGTTCTTTGCTAAAAGTGTTTCTTCTGTACGGATGCCCGCTGCATAGATTTGGCAATTCTGCATCATGTTGTTGTATGACATTCCACTCTTCTTAAACTGGTCTAATGCGTCTACTCGTCTCATGCTTGCAACCCCCCCTAACATCATCTTCGCTTTGCCTTTCATCAACCGGTTATAAAGATCGATGGTGCAACGTCCATTCTTTCGCATAGCTGAGATAAGACTAGAATCAAGTCCAGCAGCATCAGCCAATCGCTCAGCTCTTCCGATTTCCATTGAGACCCATTTAATTAAAGCTCTTACGTCATCACGTTTAGCTGGCATGCGTTTCTGTGCCTGACTCAAAAAGACTTCTGATTCATCTTTCTTCTCTTGCAATTGAATGCGTAAAAGACAGATCAGCTCTTCTTTCAGGATGTTGTGAGTACCATCTGCAAATGCATCTCTTACAGACTTAGCAACACAAAGGTCGTAAGGCGGGCGGTTCTTTAGACTTGCCAATTTAGTTAGGCTGTCTCTGATTTCTGATAGAGTCATGATGCTTCTCCAAATAGGTCAGCTTGCTCACCTTGGTTAATATCACCGCCCCACTGCATAGCCATAGCATCAGCAATGCCCTGGAAGGTTCTGCTTCGCTCTACCGATCTATTCCCTTTTGCATGTGCATACCACTTTGCCATTCGCTTACCACTAGATAGAGTTATAAACTCGCCCTTATCTACAATCTGGGTATGTTTTAGTTCTGGTAGACCCTTTAGCCACAAGCAAGTTGTCTTTTGAAATGAATCACCAAATTGCCAGGGCTGAATGATCTGGTCCGGCTTGCGCCAAATGCTAGACATGATGCAAACAGGGTTTTCTATTGCAATTCTTGGTATGGAACTCTTAGCTAGCATCATGAAGAAACTAATAGCTGCCTGTTGACGACCATCTTTAATTTTCTGCTCAAAATGCTTTGCCCCACTCACCGCAATATGTGTACATGGTGGATGAGCAATCATTAGGTCAAATGGATAGTCCAATAAATCACGCACATCACCCTGGTAATGCGGCCCAAAATCAGACTCACTTGCCTGGATATCACAAGAAATTGCATCGTGCCCTAACCGGATGAATGCATCACGTACAGCACCACTCATTTCACAAGCTACTAGTACTTTCACGCTGCACCTCTCAACACCAAAGGCAACTTAAAACCATCGGCTTCTAGCATTTGTTTGAAGTCTTCTTTCTGGTCGAATGGATCAGGCCAATATTCAGTGTCGGGTTTTAGTTCCCAAGGCTGAATTTCCTTAATTTCTTCAACCATCTTGTTGACTGGCGCATGAATCTTTAGCTTTTCGCGTAACTCCGCAATTGCTTTCTGTGCAGTCGTTTTGTATCGCTGAGTGTCAGCTTCTTGTTCTTCCTTAGTTTGCTTGTGCTCAAGTTGAAGCTGTGTTTCTTGAGTAGTGAGAAAACCTGCAACTTCAGCCTGTTTGATTGCTGTAATACGTTGATCTGGATCTAAACCTAAGCTCACGTTGTAAACTGGCTTTAAGCCTTGATCTTTAGCCTCAGTCACCAATCGATCGTAGATAGACACAAAGATCTTCTTAGCTTCTGCCAA